ATGAAGAGTGGGAGAGTATTTGAGTTCACCCTGACACTCATTGAGTCCGGCATTAAAGTATTTGCTATAACCGGCAGTAGTGCATCATCAAAAACGGTTAAAACAAACTACCTGAAACTGGTAAGCACTACGGTTCTCAGCACCATCGCACGTGTTAAAGCTGAAATGCGTGGGGTTAGCCAGGCAATAAAAACAATAAAAAGCACTATAAGCTTTTGGTCAAATATGGTTAACAGCACCATTAATGAAGTGACAAATATCAGTAGCGTGCTGAAATCAACATTTGGTAATGAGCGATATGGTCGATATAGCAAAGGCACTGTAGGCGGCTCATCATCAGGATTGACAGGTGGAACCTCAGCAGATGATGCGGAAGATTTTCAATTATTATCCGATCAGGTTTCTGCTCAAGCCATTATGGACAGGCAGGGAATTACTGACGCCGCTACCACGCTCAATAATTCAACAACCATTGATGATTTTATCCAGCGCGCAGCCGACTTAATTAATTACATCCTCAACTGCACCGGTGGTGTTAACGAGCGTATTACGGCACTGGAAAAGCTGGCAAATGCAACCAGCACCGAATATCAGAATTCGACTTCAAGCGCCGACATTGCACAGACCGTTAATACTCTGATTATCGTCTTATGTAGTGCTGCTATGGCTACAGCGGCATCAGATTCCAACCCTACCAGCCGTGATGAAGCAGAGCAAATAACACGGCGTGTAGCTAACCAGCTTGATGCCGCGCTTCTGGTTGCTGGTGACAGAGCCGATGATGATTTATATGGTGAGTTGTTGCTGGTCAGATCTTCATTTCTTGAGGCTATGTCAACCATTTCTGGTGGTTTGAGCGAGCTAATGCAATTTAATTCGGCTCAGCCTCTGCCCGCGCTTACTCTCGCCAGTCGGCTGTATCAGGATGCTTCAAGAGCGGATGAGCTGATTCAGGAGTCCAGCGTTCCCCATCCGGCATTTATGCCTGTTTCGATGAAGGTATTACGGCAATGAGCGACGATCTGGATACGGTTAGGTTAACGGTAGGAAATAAAATTATAGAGGGCTGGGATTCAGTTCGTGTTACCAGAAGCATAGAACGCTTTCCTTCCGATTTTAGTCTTGGGCTAATGGACTATTACCCAGGGACTAACGATAAGCAGCTGGTGCAGGAGGGGCAGTCCTGCCAAGTGCGCATCGGTAATGATCTGGTCCTGACGGGTTACGTTGACAGTTGGGAGCCGTCAATTACACGATCCAGGCATGAAGTGCAGGCGAACGGGCGCAGCAAGTGTCAGGATCTGGTGGACTGCTCTGCAGAGTGGCCAAACAATGTCATCAACCAAAGTGATGCGCTGAGTATCGCTTCCCGCCTGGCTTCATGGTATGGCATCAGCGTTTCCTGCGATGTTAGTGATCTGGTTAATGTCCCTCAGTTCACAATTAACTGGGGGGAGTCTCCACAGGAAATAATTGAGCGAGTAACTCGCTGGTCTGCGCTGCTTTATTATGACCTTCCAGACGGTAACCTGTTTCTCACGCGAGTAGGAACCCGGCGCGCGGCCAGTGGTGTCGCTGAAGGGGAAAATATAGAGCAGGCGTACTACCGCGCTGATATGTCGGAAAGGTTTTCTGACTATGTTGGCATCTCGATGAGTATTTCACCAATAGCTGGGTTTTCGCCTGATACTGCTTATGACTCAGTAACTCTGGCTACCGCGCGCGATCCGGAAGCGGCAAAAATGCGCTATCGAAAGCGTATCGTTATCGTTGAAAGCACCCTGATGGCGTCTCAGCAGGCACAGCGCGCGATTGACTGGGAGATGAACAGGCGTTATGGCCGCTCAAAGCAACTGAGCGTCACGATAGATAGCTGGCGGGATAAAGCCGGGAAGCTATGGGAGCCAAATACGCTGATTCCTGTAAATATTCCCACGCTAAAGCTTCCTAATACCGAGTTGCTGATTGCCGACGTAACGTTTATGCGCGACAGCGATGGCACCCATGCCAGGCTAACGCTAATGCCTCCAGAAGCATTTGCCGTTCAGCCTTACGCTTTCTACCAACAACTTGCAGGATTCAACCAATGAGCAAGTTTCGCCATTTTGCTAACCGTATCGCCAGCATGCTGGGTGTGGGTCGAATTACTGCGATGAAAGATAATGGCGGAACACAGTCCGTGCAGTATCAGACACCTCTGGAAGTTGCCAGCGCCCACAGGCTCGCAGAGTTTGGTTTTTCCTCCGGTCTTCCTGCCGGTACTGACGTTGTACTCGCATTCCTGGGTGGCGATCGCTCTAATCCAGTGGTCATTGCAACCAACCATCAGGGATACCGGCACTCGGGACTAAAGTCAGGTGAGTCGGTGATGTATAACCAGTGGGGCCTGAATATCCTGCTGACGGAAGATGGAGTCTTCATTGATGCTAAGGGAAAAAACGTAGAGGTCAATAATGCCACTACCGTCACTATCAATGCTTCTGATTCCATCCTTGCCAACACTCCAATGTTCAAGTGCACCGGCGACATTGTAGACAACTGCAATTCAAACACCAAAACCGTAAAACAACTGCGTGACGCCTATAACATTCACGATCATGACGTGAAAGAGGTTCAGTCAGGTGAAAGCACTGTCACCAGTGAAAAAACCACAGAGAAGGTATCTGATGAGTGATATTTCATCCTTCTGGAATATTGATGAGATGCAGGCCGACTGGCAGGAGAATTTCGGCATTCTCACCTCTGACAATGATATGCATACCGCCGTGTTGATCAGCCTTTTTACCGATGGCCTTGCGCGCGTAGATGACCCATATGAAGGGACGGATCGCCGGGGATGGTGGGGCGATCTGGGTAACGAGAAAACAATCGGTTCACGTCTGTGGTTGTTGCGGAGAGAAAAGCTGACCCGCGACGTAGCTATGCGTGCAGAGCAGTATGCTGAAGAAGCGCTGGCATGGATAAAAAGTGACGGAATCGCCAGGGAAATACAGGCGACCTCAGAAATCGTTTTTCCGAACAGGCTGAATCTTATCATCCGTTATCTTCCCCCGGACGGCGACTGGCAAGAATTCAAATTCTTCTGGTTATGGGAGCAACTGAACAATGCCATTTAAAAGAAAAACGCTTAGTGAGCTGAGAACAGAAAATCAACAGTTCATGCAGGCGGAGCTGGAGAAGGTCGGCGCTCTACTCCGGTTCGGAAATTTGAAGGTGCTGGCGGATATGGACGCTGGCATGGCGCACTTGCATTATGCCTATCTGGATTATATTGCCCGACAATGCACCCCTTTTACATCGACAGATGAATGGCTTGCTGGATGGATGGCGCTTAAACAGGCCTACCGTAAAGCAGCCACCGCAGCTCGCTCACCTGAAGCACAAATCAAAGGTACATCAGGGAGGACGTTAGATGCGGGCGCAGTAATTAATCGCGCGGATGGTTATCAGTACACGACAGATGCTGGTGTAACGATCGGCAGCTCTGGCACAGCAACAGTTGCTGTTACTGCCGTATTACCTGACATCACCGAGGATGTCACTGGAGGTGGCAGCCTGGGAAATGCTGATGCCGGTACTATCCTGACCCTTGATGCGAATGTGTCTGGCATTGAAAGCACGGTCACGCTCATTCAGCCAGCCACCGGCGGTGCTGATATTGAGGATGAAGAGGATTTTCGCCAGCGCGGACTTTTGTTGTTTCAAAATCCTCCGCAGGGTGGCAGCGATACTGATTATCGTACATGGGCTCTGGCCGTATCGGGCGTTACACGTGCATGGGTTCGCCGTAGAGGAATGGGCCCCGGAACCGTTGTCATTTACATCATGTGTGATGGCAATGATAAAACAAACCATGGATTCCCGGTTGGCACGGATGGCGTATCGCAACTGGAAGAATGGGGTGCAGTGAAGGCTACAGGCGATCAGGGAAGGGTGGCCGATTATATGTACCCGCTGGCCCCTGTTACCTCCCTGAATTACATCTGTTCGCCTACTGAGCTGGTTATTGATTTTGAAATAAGTGGTATCTCTGATGCGAGTAGTACCACAACTGCTGCTATAGCTGACGCTATTGATAGCGTTTTGTTTGAGTCTGCTGATCCCCTCGGGACAGGGAAAATCTATCTTTCAGACCTCAACCGCGCCATAGGTGACGTTTCAGGCACGGCTGGTTTCATTCTGGTTTCCCCATCTGCAAATATTGAGCCGGGAATAGGGGAGATGGCCGTTCGTGGCGAGGTGAACTATACATGAGCCTCTTCTCAACTGACGACTACCTTAAAGCGCTACAGGCTCTAATCCCGTCAGGAAGAGCCTGGACAAGAGATAAAAACGCAGTGCAGACGGCAGTGCTTCGAGCGCTGGCAAGGAGTTTTCAACGTAGTGATAATGACGCTCAGTCTCTTCTTAGTGGCGCTTTCCCTAAGACAGCCACCATCATGCTCACTGACTGGGAGAATACGCTTGGACTGCCTGATGATTGCTCCATTGGCGAGGTCGACACAATCGCCAAGCGACAAAACGCAATCGTCTCAAAATTAATCAGTACCGGTGGTCAGTCAAAAAGCTATTTCATCAGCATTGCAGCCGCGATGGGCTACACCATCGCCATTAAAGAATACCGACAGGCACGCGCAGGTTTATCGGTATGCGGTGATGGTCTGAATGGGGATGACTGGCCATTTGTCTGGCTGGTGGAGGCTGAAGATACCACCATCTCCTATGCACGTGCGGGACTAAGCTATTGCGGAGATCCGCTACGATCATGGGGTAATCGCCAGCTTGAATGCCGAATAAATGCTCTCGCCCCTTCCTACACGTTGGTTAAATTTGGCTATATCTATTTTGGATTTAATGACGAAGGGGTTTACGAGGTCACCCCTGAATTTGCAGCCATATTTGATACGGCCTCTGGTTATATAAATTAATACTATTAGCATTAAGCTAACAGGTGAAAATATGCAAAAAGTTGGGAATACTACAGATACCGCAGATGCAAATGGTGAATATACAAATGGTAATGTTGCTAATGGTATACCACCTACAATAATTAATGCCGAAATGTTGAATACATTTCAACGGGAGTTAGTTAACACTGTCGAAGGTTCCGGTCTTGTTTTAGATCCTTCTAATAACCATCAGTTGCTTGAGGCAATAAAAAAACTGACTTCGCCAGGTCGTTTGCTTGGCATTAAGGTTATTACAAGCACGCAAACATATACACCGTCAACAGGAACCAAGAAAATCATAATTGAAATGGTCGGTGGGGGAGGTGCTGGGGGTAGTGTTGACACTGGAACGGCGAGTGGAGATCAGGTCCCTGGTGGGGCTGCTGCTGGTGGGGAAGGAGGTGCTTATGGAGCCGCACTGATAGACCCTGTATTTAGCTCAGCGTTAGTGACCGTAGGTAAGGCTGGAACTGCATCAATAAATTCACCATCTGATGGTGGAACAACATCAATCTCAGTGAATGGTACTGTTTTGTTATCAGTCTCAGGAGGAGCTACAGGAACCACAATGAAGGGGCCTTATGCTTACCCTGCTACGCTTGGAGGACGGCGGACTACAGCTAATATATTTACTGGTAATTTTTTATTAAAGGTAAATGGTAAATCCGGGGGGTTAGGTACTATTTTTTCTCCTGCAAGTGCTGCTGGTGGAGATGGCGGTGCAAGTTATCTCTCAAATGGTTCGCCTCAGGGATTATTAAACAATGATACTAATGTGTCGGTGTATGAGCCTACTGGCTATGGGTGTGGAGGTACAGGGGCGTGTGCAACATCCAGAAGTCAGGCTGGTGGATCGGCTACAGGCGGTTTAGTCATAATAAAAGAGTATGCATAAAGCATACTCTTTAGAAA